CGTAGAGAACGGACATGACAACGGTGGGTTGTTTGAAGGAACCACTACACCAGCTCGACCTTTCTTCGAAACCGCTGTTTCAGATAATGAAAATATTTATCAAATCAGAGCGGCCATTAAGAAACTTCAGCGATATGTCTTGCAAGGTAAAATGTCTCCAGAACAAAAGATGGAAGCACTTGCAGAGATAGTTGTTAGACAGTTGAAGGAAAGCATTATCAACTATACAGGGCCAAATAACTACATTGCAGATTCTACTAAAGATATGCGTGAGAGTAGGGGTAATGGTAGTGATGATCCTTTAATTGAAAGTGGAACTCTGGTTGACAGCGTTAAAGCAAAAGTTAACGGGAGAGAAGTATGAAACTATCACCACCTCTTCTTCTGCCGCTGAATGGTATAGTGAAAGTTCCAGTTCTTAGAAGAACAGGTGGACAATGGGTCAAGGGTGTCTGGACAGCCGCAGAAGCTGAGACAATTCTGATTGACGCTAATATCCAACCTGTTCTTAAAAGTACAGACACTCTAACACTTCCAGAAGCAGAAAGAAGTAAAGAAGCTATTAAAGTATATACGACAGAAGAACTATTTCAGAGATTGGAAGGTGATTCCCCAAAGGAAGGCGACCTAATCTCATGGGATGGAAAGCTTTTTGAAGTGAGAAAGGTTTCTGGATATAAAATGGGAATACTTAATCATTTCAAGTCGATTGCAGTTAGGAAGGAAATCACATGAATATTTATAGTGACCTTCGAGAGAAACTGTACGATAGTTTAGCTGTAATCTTCCCATCAACTCAAATCATCCAAGCGTATACAAATGGTCCTGAACCAAAGACTCCATATATCACTTTTGATATTGGAAATGTCAAACAGGAAGGTCAAGAGTATCTATCAACGTTTGCAACTTCTATGGGCGAACAACAAATCTTCTCTACATACACATGTAGAGTTAGGCTTGAGTTTGCAAGTAGAGCTGATGATTTCAGAGCTGCCGACTTGGCAAATGACTTCTACTACAAAGTAGATTATACATCAACGCAAGAGACTTTCCTGAAGAACGCACTTTCTTTTATGAGAAAGAGTAGTGTTAGAAAAGTTCCAAAGAAGAGAGAAACGGACTGGTATATGTTTTACCAGATTGACCTTTACTTTGGATATCAAGTTGAGTCGAATCAAGATGTTGACATTATCGAAAGTGTTGAGATTCTTGGTGACTATAAAACCTTCCAACAATCAATCCAAATTCCTTGAGGATAATACATGACAACTCTAACTGATATTATCGAGGTTCAAATCTCTCGTGAAACTACTCCGGTTTCTCGCGCTGGATTCAACACACCTCTGTTTATCGCAACTCATGCAAACTTTAAAGAAAGAGCGCGAGTATACAGCAGCCTGACAGCTGTTGGTGAAGACTTCAACTCAACAAGCAGTGTCTACATTGCTGCTTCTAAGATGTTTGGTCAAGAACTTGTTCCTAGCCAAATTGTTATTGGCCGTCGCCAGATTGGCCAGTTCACTGTTGCAGTGGCCAGCGTAGCTAACGCCTCGCAATACACTATTACAATTAGTGATGTTAATTACACCTATACTTCAGATGCTAGTGCCACTGCTGCTGAAATTGCTGCTGGTCTGGATGCTGCTTATGAAGTTAGCCCACAAGCGGGAATTACAGTAACCGACAACCTAGACGGAACTCTAACCATCGCCTCCACTGTTGACTGGTCGCTTAAAGTTGATAGTAAGCTGCAAGCTTCTGCTGCACCTTCTACTGAAACTTGGGTTGAAGCTCTTCAGGCTGTTGAACAAGAAAACAGCAGCTGGTTTGGCCTGACAACTGAAACTCACGTAGAAGCTGATGTTCTAGCCCTTGCTGGAGCAATTGAAGGCCGTAAGAAAATCTATGGTGTTTCGACTCAAGATGCAGCCACTAAAACAACTTCAACCACTGACCTAGCTTCTAAGCTGAAAGCTCTTGGCTATGACAAGACATTTGTTATCTTCTCTGAGAGTGCTGATACCCAGTATCCAGAGTGCGCTCTAATGGCTTACCAGCTGCAAGAACAGCCGGGCAGCAACACATGGGCCTACAAAGACCTAACAGGTGTCACTGTTAGTAAACTATCTGCAACTTCTTCTGTAAACCTGAGCAATAAGAACGTAATCACTTTCGAAGAGATTGGTGGTGCTCGTGCTACAACTGAAGGCAAGATGGTTGGTGGTGAATACATTGATGTAATGGTATTTGCTCTATGGCTAGAAGCTCGCATGACCGAGCGCGTTTGGTTCCGTCTTGCTAACAGCAAGAAAATCCCATACACCCAAGCCGGTGCAACAATCATTGAAGCTGAGATTCGTGCGCAGCTTGCCGAAGGCGTTCGTGTTGGTGGTATCGCCCCAGCGCCTCAGTATCAAGTGTACGTTCCTAACGTTCTAGACCTTGAACCAAACCTGAGAGCATCCCGCGTATTTGAAGGTATCACCTTTGAAGCCCGTCTGGCCGGTGCTATTCACAAGGTCAAGATCAAGGGCACTGTAACTGTTTAATCAGTAACAAGTTTAATTTTATAGCCCTCGAAAGAGGGCTTCTTTTATAGGAACCATGAAATGACACAAAGACTAGCTACTTTCGCTCCGAATGATGTAACTATTATTCTTTCTCAGGAAAGCTCTGGTATTACTCACATTCTTTCGGGCTTCAGTGAAGATAGTATTATCTCGATTGAACGCAACAGCGATACATTCGAGCTATACACAGGTGCTGATGATACTAACACTCGTATCTACAAAGCCAACACCTCTGCAACTCTCACTGTACCTCTACAACAAACATCTAACAGCAATGACATTCTGACCATGCTGTATATCAACGATAAAAATACTCGTGATAGCAGCGGTCTGTTTAGCATCACTGTTAAGGACAACTCTGGACGCTCAACTTTCTTCGCTGAAGAAGCTTACATTGCTGTTGTTCCAAACAGTTCGTTTGGTAACTCGATGCAGCTACGTGAGTGGGTAATCCACGCTGTTCGCCTTGAAAACTACATTGGTGGTAACTCTAAGCTTAGCGCAGACGACCAAGCCACTCTTGAAGCTCTTGGCCACACAGTTGATCCTCGCTGGGTCTAAAATTAATAGGGGCGGAAACGCCCCTTATTTTTAGGAGATAATATGGGCCTACTTCACTATTCACCAAAAGATGTATCAGTAACTATCGCTGGCTTCTACCAAGTTGAAGGATATGTAGATGGCACATTCATCAGTATCCTAAAAGATGTAAAACCTTTTGCAACAGCTAAATCCATTGATGGAGAAGTTGCCAGAATTTATAGAAAAGATGAAAGCTTCAAAGTTGAACTTACGCTAGCACAGTCTAGTGGAGCTAATGACTTCTTATCATCTCTTTACAATATTGATGTTGCCACACAAATTGGCAAGTTTCCTCTATTCATTAAAGATGGAAGAGGTAGCACAACATTCTTGAGTCTTACAACTTGGATTGAAGATATCCCCACTGTGACATTCAGTAACGGCATGGAATCTCGTACTTGGACTCTTGGATGCTCCCAAGCAGCATTGCATGTAGGTGGTAACGTTCCACGCTCAATGCTCGAAGATGCTTTTTCTCTAGGAACAAGTATGCTGCCCCTCCTGAAGAACTTTGGGATTATCTGAATGGCAGCACTAACTTATGCACCTTCCGAGGTTGTACTTACAGTTTGTGGATATATTATCACAGGAATTGTAAGTGTTGAGGTTTCGTGGAATACGGAAACCTTTAAGATGGTAAAAGGAATTCGTGGTAAGAATACACGAGTTCAAAATTTAGACACAAGCGCAACAATGACGCTTGAGCTATTACAAGTATCTACTAGCAATGACGTGTTCACACAGTTGTTCGCTGCCGACCAGACTGCTCAGTCTTCTCGCCTTCAAATCTCACTGAAAGATAATTCTGGACGTACTGAGATTTCTTCCTCTGAGGCTTATATTTCAAGCCTACCAAGAGTCGGTTTTAATAATGATTTTTCGAACCGAATCTGGACAATTCATATGCTAGAAACCACTGCTACTGTTGGTGGTAACGCGAAACAACTCCCTGACCTATTTAATACTATTGGCGAAGGCTTTGGTAAAGTGGTGGACAACATCACAGGATACGCCAATAAAGCTATTGATGGTGCAGGATCATTCTTTAATTAATAGGAGGCAAATATGGCCCTTAAACAGAAA